TTTTGATCGCCCGCTCGCCGAACCAGAACATGAGCACGATCAGGTTGACGCTGTAGAGCACCTGGATTTTCGGCTCCGACCACTCCGCGACGCTGGCGAAGAACTGCCAATCCCACCAGGCCGTCGCTAGGGTAAAGATCGGTCGGATAAGGCCGCGCACCATGAGGATCAGCGGGCCGAAAAAGCGAACGTCCTTGTAGTCTTTTGCCTCGCCCTCGTAGGAAATCACGAAAGAGCGGAAGTCGCTGTTCTCCGTTCTGGCCTCAGTTAGAACATGTTTCTCGAAGTCCAGCTCGATGGACTTCAGCGTCCCCTCGTCTACCTTGTCCCTGACGAATTTGTTCAGCCCGGTTCTGACGAGATCGATTACGGCGGTGATCGGGTCTACTGCCATGCCCCTATCCTTTCATGACATCTGCCCGGAACGCCGTCATATCGAACAGTGTTCCCGGGCAGGTCTTCGGCGCGAAATTGCGATGTCCGTAAATGTTTTCCGGCTGTATCTTATAGACCGCGGAGAGCCAGCGCACCAGATCGACGGCGGCCCGCCACTGCTCCCTCGGCGGCGCCAGCACATCGAAGTTGCCGACGAGGCATATCCCCAGGCTGTCGTGATTGTAGCCCTGTGTGTGCGCTCCAATGCTGCCCGGCATGCGGCCGAGAAGGGTTTCGTAGCGGCCGCCGATCTTTTCGATGCCGAAGTGGTAGCCGATGTCGCGCCAGCCCATCGTCTCTACGTGGTATCTGCGGATAGCCCCCCAGGAGACTGTTTCGCCGTCTTCGGTCAGGGAGTGGTGCAGGATGATGCGTTTTGGCTCCATCAGCGGTGTTCCTGTTCTATGCGCCGGTCTATCTTGGCTTCGATCCGGATCATATGGTCTTCCATGCGTTTCATCCAGCCGGTCAGGCTGTCGATACGAACCGGCATCGGGCATAGGTCTCGGCGATGGTCGCACTCGTCTTCGCTGAGCTTCTCCGATAGTGAGTCTTCGACGATGGACAACCTGCGGTGGAGAGAGTAATTCATCGCCTTGTTGATCCCGAATATCCCAAGGGCCACGGCCACGATCTTGCTCATGTTTTCAAGCCAGTCGTTCATGCGCGGTTACTTCCGTCTCGGTTTAAGGGTGATGACCACATTGCCCGTGCCATTGTCCGTTACATTGACCGTCTGCCAGGGCCGCTTGTAGATCGTGCAATTATCTCCGTTGAGCGTGATGTTGTAGGTGCCGGAGGCGAACAGGTTGAATACCAGGTTATCCGCAGAAGCGCTGATGGTATCCGCGCCGGTCAGGTAGAACGTATCATAGGCCACGATAGTTGCGGGCGGGTCCGCGTCCCAATCTGCCACCCACCAGGCCGATTCGTTGATGGTAGGGTTTTTCGGTATGGCGATATCCACGCTTCCCGTCCCGCCGATATCGGTTCGGGGGAGCGCCTTGTTATCGCACAGGTCGTTGGCGTCGGAGTCCTCGAACACCGCGCTGTTGCAATCGAGCGCATTGACCGATGGAAAGCTGAGATCCGTGGTCCTGTCGCCGGCAACAGCAGGCGGGTCGTACCGGAACACCATGAAGTATCTGCTGCTCGTTTCCAGGTATCGGTGGAAGTAGGCGTACTCTACGCGGCTGTCCGGCCCGGTGATGGTCAGGAACGCTTCTTCCGGGTTCAACGTCGGGTTGACCTCGCGGTTCAGTTCAAGCCCGATATACCGCCGGGTGCTGTCGGTGATCGTAACCGACGGGTTGTCGAGGATACTGGGCGTTCCGTCCGGGTCAACGATCATGACTATATCATCCACGCCGACCGCCGCGTTCTCGTACCCGTACTGATCGGAAAAAATCAGGTCGATGTCATCGGAGGAGAGTACCGCGTCAACGAAGGCGATCTCGTCCAGTTCCCCGAGATGGTACACGCCCCCGGTCCTCGCCCCTATGGTCAGGTCGGCGTCGGAGAGATATATTCCCGCAGCGTTGCCAGTGCCCGTTGCGGCGGAACCGACCTCCGTGCTCGTATCGAGGTTGAAGACACGGATTTCCCAGGCCTTGGCCCCGAGGCCGTTTACCGTACCGGCCGTGTTATTGTACCTGTACGACCACGCATAGTTGACCCCGGCCGATAGCGCGGAAGCATGATCGAAGGTCTGCGTGTTGCCGCTGGTCCCGTCAGTATGGTTTTGGTATACACGGAGGATATCGCCGCCGCCGTGCGAAAGCTGCATGCCCACCGAGCGCTTGTCCCCGGTCGGATTGTACTTGGCCCAAATGTATCCATCCTGAAGCGAGGCGTCAAAGCGGGCCTTGCCGACTACGGTGAAGCTCGTCGCGCCGCCGGAAGACTTTAACGGGAACCCCGCCGCAAGGGCGGCATCGGTCCGCGAAGCGTACTGACTGGACCCATTGAGAGACAGTGAATAGCTTCCCTCTATTTCCGTCGAGCTGTCATACGTGGGCGATCCGCTCCCGGTCAGGTCTTCAGACGCCTGGCTGTCTTCGAGGTTATTTTCGAAGCGGTATACTGCCATGACATCGGTATTGCCGGAAAAGTCGTTGCCGGTGCCACCAACCCCCTCGTAGGTGTATGTTTTTATATGCAGCGCTGATGAATTGTCGGTATTGGTCCAACTGCCGCCGGACTGCCTACGCATAACACGCTGTGTATCAGTACTGTCATAACGGAGGGAAATATAATTCGATGCGTCATATTCTGAGGCGACAATCACCACCCAATAACCAGTAGCGGAAGTAGTGATAGCGGCGAAGTTAAAGACCATCTCCGAGTCCGCCGAAAGGGTTGTGGCGTCTACGGTGTTTGTCGAATCGCTTCCGGTCTGCGCGTTGGGAGTGTCTGTGCTCGCAGTGTCGCCGGTTTTTGTATATATCTTGGCCGTATATGTGGCATCAGGGCTGCCGGTAACCGAATGCACGGTGACAACCACGCGGCGGAGATCAATTGCTGTCGCCACATAGCGCCCGGCGACTTCCATTCTATCATTTGCAGAACCAAGCGGTTGCCCGGCGTCAGCGTCTTTTGTACTCGGCAAATCCTGTTGGAGCACATAGTCTTCAGTTGGCGGTGGGTCGGGCGGGTCTGGCGGCGACTCATCACTTCGCACAATCGCGCCAAACTCCCAATCAGTGCCATTATCCGACTGGTCCACGCGCACAACAGTTGGCGAGGCCGTGCCGATAGTAGACAGGTCCGTTCCGGTTGTAAGCAAAAGACCATATGCAGCACCAATTGTGCTATCCGTTTCGGTCTGATCAACAAGGCCCGAAGTTGCCCCTGGATAAAGCGAGGCGAATGTAGGTACCGTGGTTAAAGAAATCCATCCTGAAGTTGTCGGGAGTGGATGGGTTGAGTTCTCGTAAACATCATTAGCGTTGCTAAAGACCGTCGTTCCTGTCTCGGTATCAATGTATGCGCCGCTAACGCTTTCGCCGTAATAATAGTTCGGGCCGACAGTCCAGCCGGTCCATGATGTTGATGTGAATACTCCCATATGCTCGCTTGTAGACGCGGCATCTGAACTAATTATTGAAGCGTTATTGGTAAAAATTAAATCGTTAAATGTATGGCTATGCCCTATGGATATATTAGTTTGGCAATCAATAAAAGTATTATTATATACTCTTATTGAACCATAATTTGACGTCTGCGCTTGGTTCCTGATACGAATACCATAATATCCGTCAATGACTATATTTCCATATACTTCTATGTAACATCCAGTATTTGTGCCCGCCGTGGCCTCATCATTAATAGATACGCCGGCACCAGGGGATTGATTAAAAATCACATTGTGCCGGACGACAGTATTCCATGTACTATTAATCGTAGTGCTCGGCATGGCAATATAAAGCGCAGGAGCAGATGTGTTTGAAATAACATTGTACTCAACAACAGCAAACCCGTTTACGCCTATCCCTTCGCCAAAAGTATCATAAATCCGGTTATATCTACACTCATGGCCTCGCGTGTAGTTGTCAAGGGTGCTGATGTTCTGCGGCCATCCACCCGTACCCTCGTAATCGTCCACTTGATTCGCGGCGGTTATTTCGTTGCCTTCTACAACAATGGCGTTGGATGACCCTGATAAATTAATAACCCCATAAATAGATATCGCCGCCTTGCCGGTGTTTTCTATCTTGCAATATTTTACAGAACCATTCCCTGTAAAGTAGTTTGGGGCCTTGCTTGTGCCCGAGAATTGTATCCCCCCTCCCCCAGTAAGCGCACCGCCCCACGTATCTTTTATGTGAAGATTGCTAATATGGACATTGGAAATATTAGCTGACGTATAGGTCGCGTTGCCTATCGTAACAACGAACGAACCAGTATTTGATGGATAGGCATTGTTGCCGTCGATAATCGGGTTCGCGCCCGTACCGTAAGAGGTTATAGTCACATTAGATTTGCCAACACGGATACCAACATCGCTGGTTAGTGTCCATGTGTCCCCTTTGTCCATATAGATATTCGCAGTATCCGTCCCATTGGTCATGGACGCGATCATGCTATTCATCTTGGACAGGGACTTCCACGGATTGCCTATGCTTCCATCCCCGGTCGTGTCATCCCCTGCGGCATTGCCCGCCGCATCGTCGGAGAAATACCAGTTGTACGTCGCCCCGAACGCCGGGCTGGCGCACAGAATCAGTATGAACGCAACAAGTCTAATCATCGGCCCCGCCATCGGTAGTAGTTCCCCAAGTCATGTAACAGCGCCATTCGTAGTTGCCCGAGCGGTCCTGCACTTCGCAACGAAGATACGCCCCGGCCGCAATGTCCATCTCGTTGTCCGCGCCCACCTGCGTATCGTTCAGGTAGGGGTTTGCGCCCGATTCTTCCCAGCCTACGGACAAGGCCGACGCACTCCTGTTCTGGATCTCGAACGAGCACTCGAACCCGGATATCTGCTCGTCGATGTCTATCTGCCCAACGCCAGCGCCGTCGTAGAATATCACATCATAGCGCATGTATGTTTCGGTGATGTCTTCCGTATCCGCGAGTTCGACCGACATTTGCGGGCGGATCACAGTAGCACCTGACAGGGTAAGCGTTCCTGTCGGCGCCCACGTCCCAGTAGTCGGCAGATCACCCATGCCCGCAGCGGATACCACGCCCAAGGTCAGCACCGGCACGCCGCTGATGGCCGAAGTGTCGGCTCCGGCGCCTCCGACGGACGGATCGAGCAGATTGTCATCGGTGGCGTCGCCGGCGAGGCGGTCGGGGTCGATGTCGTTCGATGTGCTCGACTCTTTTACGTCCAGCACGGCCTTGGTCGCCTTAGCACTCGGCACCGTATCATCGTTCGCGCTGGCGTCAGCCAGGTCCGAGTCGATATCGAGCGCCGTGATATTGCCCCCGGTCGCACGCCCGAGCACTTTCTGCTCTCCGATCTCCAGCGCTGCGGGAGTATCGTCCACGGTCGCAATGATCACCGTATTCGCGTTGTAAAGCGCCGTGATGATCGGGTCGGACTCTGCCGCCGCGACGATGTAAGGGTCCACGCGCTCCCACACGCCGGCGGTGGCGTAGTCATCCGGCCGGATGTAGCCCGGGGCGCTCTCGGCGTCCGTCGCGGTCGAGTCGAACCGATAGAAATAGGTCGCCGTCGCGGTCATGACAATGGCGCCGTCGCCTGTGATCAGGTCGTAAGTGTTCGGGTTCCCGGCCCCGGTGATGTCCAGGGCGTCGAGCGTCCCGGCCGTGCCGCCGGTAAGCGCCGTGCAGGAGTAAATCTGATTTTTGCCGTCATCCCTCGGCGCGGCAAGCGCCGTGCCGGCGGCAAGCAAAATGACCATCAGTATCGCAATTCGTCGCATGGCTAATAGCTCCAATAGAAGGCGTAGCCGTAAACCCTCGGATAAGACGCGCTGGTGTCGGCCGCGATCTGCCAGAAAAGGTCTTGCCACCCTGAAAGGCTCGATACGTCCAGGCTGTAATTTAGCCAGCCGGGCGTCCCGGAAGAAGTGGTTTGCGCCGCCGTGGTCAAGCCGCCGCAGTACAGCCGGGCCCCCACCCAGCCACTCGACCCGCCACGCGCGAGCTTGATAGTGCCGTTGAGCGTCTGCGCCCCGGCCGGCAGATAGATACGGTTCCTGATGATCCCGGCATCGTCGGTATCATACGAGGCGTCGTAGTCGATCTCGATGTATTCATCATCCACCGGGCCGTAAGACGGCAGCGAGTGCAGTGTTCCGGCCTGAATCTTTGTTACCGTCACGCGGCCGTCGGCAATCGTCAGCGCACCGCTCCCGGTCACGTCGCCGGTGTGCGCCGTATGGCTCACGGTGACATTGCCTGTGAGCAGTGTGCCCGACACCGTGACCCCGGAGCCGGCCACGACCGTTGTGTTGCAAAAGCCCGCCGTGATCAGCACCCATGCGGTATTGGCCGCATTGCGCTGGTACATGAGGCTATCGGACGTGTTGTAGTAGAGCATGCCCGCGACAGGGTTCGACGGCGCCGAAGCCCCCGAGAAGCAGCTCTTGAGCGTCGTCAGGTTGTTCTCGATGTTCTGCATATCGGTCTGCGCGACGTGGCTCGCCGCAAAGCAGTCATCGGTGAAGGTCTGCGCCATTTATTTGCCCTCCTTGGCCGCAAGCTCGGCGTTGACTTCGTTCATGGCCGCCTTGGCGATGTCCCGCACGCCGGCGCCATCCTTTTCGAACTTCTCGATATGCTCCACCCTCGCCGCGAGCTTCGCCTTGAGGTCGGCGCCGTCCTTGCCCTGCACATGGATATTGCGCACGAGCCTCTGGCCATCGTAGGCCTTGTAGTAGGCGCTGATGGTGCCGTCTTCCTCATTCACCGCACTGTCGAATTGGATGTCGATCATGTCAGCTCGGCCCCGTATAGGCCGCCATGTTCAGCGGCCGGATGTAGATCACCGATTCGCTGTTCGGGTCGGTGATCGTGATCACTACCTTGATATACCTCGCGTAGCACTCCGCGCAGAGAATTTCGAACCAGTCAACGTCCGTGTAGGTCACGTTGTCCTCGGAATACTGCAGCGTGGCCTGCACGGTGGCCGCGGCGCTCGGCGCGAATATCTTTGCCCAGCTCAAACTGGCGGCAGAAATATCGTTCCAGGTGTAGGGGTCCGGGACCACGCCGTCCCAGGTCGAAGTGCTGGCGACGAGCACGGTAAGGAAATCGCCCCAGGTGCGCACCGTCTTAATGCTACCCATGTCATACGTGGCGCTCGTCCATGTGCCGGTCAGCACATCATCGGTATGCGAGCACCGCAGGCAGTTGTCCGAATCGTAGACTTCCATCTCCGCGTTATCGAACGTGCCCGTAGTGTAATCCCATTCCCAGGTATGCGCGCTGGTAAAGCCCGGCGGGACAAAGACCCGGCAGGCGGCAGAAACCGGGTTCGCGCTGTAGAGGCCGTTGTTCCCTTTCGGCGACATCCAGAACGTGTGCGTTCCGGGCCGCACCCCGTTGAGCCGCAGAGAGGGCGCCTTGTTGTAACTCACAAACAGGGCCCCGAGCCACGCGGACCCGAGCCTGATCTCGTAGCCGTCGATATCGTCATCGTCCAGCGGCGTCGCGTAGATGCTCACCGAGTCGCCGTTCGCCACCGCCGTTACGCTCGAGAGGTCGGAAGGGCTGTCATCCACGCCAATCACCTGCAGACTGGCGACATAGGCGTTGTCGAAGTCCTCCTTGCCCCCCCATATGTTGACGCTGCGAATCTTGACGTTGTACGTCGCGCCTTCTTCCACGCCCTCGATCACATAGCCATTTTCCGACCGCGTCATGTAACGCCAGTCGCCTTCGGTCCAGGTGCCGTCAATGTCGCGGTCGATCCGGAGCCATATCTCTGCGTACTCCCACCAGGCGTAAGTGGCTTCGGCCGGGGCGTCGAAGTCAACCACGATGCGCGTGTAGGAGCGCAGGCGCACGCCCACCTGCTCCTCAACGATGGTCACATTGATCACGCCCGAGACAGCATCGCTCGGGTTCGGGTAGGATGTCGTCTTCCAGGTGAGCGCCGAGGGATTGTAAAGGTCGTCGTAGAGGTCCTCGTCCTCTTCTTCGCATCGCAGGGCCACCGTGTTGCCCTCGATGCTCATGCCCACGATGCGAAGCGGCCGATCATCCCACCCGGGCATGCTGTGCGTCAGCCTGATCACGTCCATGACCTCCAACTCGTAGAACGCGTCACGGAGCTGCAGGTCTGCCGTGTGCCCGTAGCGCTCCCGCTCCAGGTAGTAGCCGGCCATCGGTTGCACGGCGTCGAGCGTGTTCAGCCCCAGGAGCGAGCGCGTGATCTTGCGCATGTCTCCGTCAGCGGACAGCGCCGTCGAGTCGGTCACCTGGTACTTGTCCCGGTGATACTTGAGGTCGGAGTTGAAGAACTCCACCTCGATTGCGTTCGGCAAATCGAACAGATCGGCCCTCGGCCGAATCCGGAGCGTGCTCCGGCCGGAGCCATCGACTACCACGTCCTCCTCGGCCACATCGAGCGCGATACTCTCATGGTTGAGGTCGCGGAAGCGCATCTTGAGCAGGGCCTCGCTGTAAATCGGCTCTCCCCGAAAGCAATCGGTGACCAGCGCGAACTGGTCTGCGAAGTAAAGCTGCGGATCATCTATCCGGATGCCGCCGGCCCAGCCCTTGGTGGCGCAGTAGGCGCGGGCCGTTTCGAAGCTCGCAATATCGATGCGCGGGTCCGCCGGCGGCGCCGCATGCCAGTTGTCGAGGCCCAGGCCGCCCCGCGTGCTCGGCCTGGTCAGCATGTCGTAGGCCATCAGCGCAAAATTGTTGCTGTAGGCAATCGAGTCGGCCGTGGGGTCGTAGAGCTTGAGCCCGAAGATTTCAACGGTCAACTCCGGTATCTGCTGGAACTTGTCCGGGTCATATTCCAGGCGCACATAGAGATAGGCCGTGCGGCGCTTCGGATGTGTCCACTCCTGCGCCGTCGTCGCGGCGGCCAGGGTGGCGCAAACGTTCTGCGTTGCGGAGCCGTCGAAGAACTCCGCATAGACGTGGTCGCTCCACTTTGTCGTCCAGAGCTCGCCGTCGAGGTAGAGCAGCGGCGGGTTCGAGCTCGGGAACTCGGTCGCCGTATCGGTGAAGGCCGTACCGTCCTGCCGCACGATGCCGTGGATCGGCCCCTCGCCAATGTCGCCGATGATGTGCAGGTACTTGTTGCGGTTGCCCGAGCTGTAGAGGTAGGTCCAGTTGAGCCCGACCCGGATGCGGCCGTAGTTCAGGGCCTTCGCCACCCCAGTACTCTTGCTGTTGACCAGGTGCCCGGAGCCCTTCTTGCGCTGGTCTTCGAGCCGCTGGCGCGCCTTCTGCTGCTCGCGCCGGTTGCGCTGCATCCCGTACATGGTCGAGAGCATCGTAGAGGCGAGGTAGAGCGCTGTCAGGGTGACTGGTTCCATTACGCCTTATTTTTGCTCCGGCCCCAATAGATTTGGGCCTCCTCAAGGGACGGCAGAAAAGGATCGCCGCCGAAGTTGTCCTCGTTTTCGAGGTACTCGCACCGGTCATAGGACTGATCGCACCATGTCTCGGCGCCGGCATAGGCGCACTCGGTGCCCTTGAAGGGCCATGGGCACCCCGCCTGCGCGATGCGCAGTGTCTTTTTGCGCCAGAGCACATTCCAGGAGACGAGATTCAGCGTTACCGCGTCGTCGCCGATCTCATAGTCCGCGAGGAGCCCCCGGAAAAATGTTCCGTACCCCAGGAGATACGGGCCGCCCGTGTCAAAGCCCACCTCGTCATCGGCGAACACCCCGCTATCGTCTGCCCACACCACGTCGGCGTCGGCATGAATCCGGCCGGCCGAAAGGGACGTATTCTCGGCGTAGCCGCCAATTGCGCCGATATGCAGATATACCCACACTCCGCGCTCGTTCGCCCCGAGAAGTACCGCCGAAAGCGTTCGATCGGCGTTCGCGAAGCGCAACTGGCATCGGTCAACTTCCAGGCCGCCGCCGCCCATCGTGATCGAATCGACGGCGAATTCGTCCGAAGTGTAGCTGTTGCCCCCGAGATAGAAATCGATGTCCAGGCTGGTGTAACGCAGGGTGCCGCTGGAGAAGAGCAGATCGCAGAAAACGTCCGGCCGCGCTGTTTCTTCCTGCAGGGCGGCAATGAAGGCGGCGTCAAGGGTTCTCATAGCGGTTTCAGCCCCTTGAGCGCGATTGAACTGTATCGGAACAGGTCGGCGGTGAATTGCTCGCGGCCCAGGCGGTCATCGGCGAAGCGCACCCGCATGCGAAGGTACCCGGCAAAGGCCGCCGTCACGATGTCTCCTGCGGCCGGCGCCGTCGTGAACTGCACCCGATCCGCTGAAGAATCGCCGCCGCCCACCAGCATAGTATATCCGCTGCTCTGCTCCTGTCCGTTGAGGTATATCGTTTGCGACGAGGTCGAGCGGCCCGGAAGATCGAACGTGGTCGTTGATCCATCGCCGGTGCCGCAATAGAGCGCTGTCGCCTGCGTGAATGTGATCGAGTTCAATAAACTCAAATCGTAGATATGGAATGCCTCGTAGGCCCCGCGCCGCGCCATGTAGAACTGCCATAGCGTTTGCGCATCGGCGTATGTCAGGGCGTCGTAGTAGACCACCACATCGAACTTCGGATAGAGCCACGCCGCCCGGCGCTGCTCGCCGCCGCCCCCGAGGTTGACCACCTGTGTCTGCCAGACAGGAGTGATCTCAAGCGGATATTGCGGATACGGGTTGCTTTCGGGCCAGACTGCCATGCGTCACACACCCATCATGCATTCAGGTAGTTGGTCAGCGCCGGGCTATGCTTCAGCTCGCGCACCAGGGCGTCGGCCACGGCCGGGCTGTTGCGCCGGATGATCTCCGAAGCCCCGCCGGTGTCGAGCGCCTGGATCGAATAGTTCATGTAAATGGTCATGCCGCCGCCCATTTTGCTCGCCGGAATGACCCACTCGGCTTCCCCGCCTTCTCCGATAGCATACCGCCGCCCCGATCTGCCCATGCCGATCACCGGCTCGGTGATCAGGCCGCCGTCGGCGTACATGCCCCAATCGCTCCCGGTAGCTCCCGAATACATCCCGGCGCCGCCGCCCCAAAGGCCACGCATCCAGCTCACGGCGCTGCTGAGCCACCCGCTGCCCTTGAAGTCCTTGCCGAAAGCGCCCTCCATGAGCATCTGACTCATGTACTGCGCGAACGACCGCTGCAGGGCCGCCATGAAGGCGTCAAAGTACTCGCCGAACGTATCCAGCCGCCCCTGCATGGCATCGAAGAAAAGGTCCCCGAAGGCATCCTGCATCGACTCGGCGGTATGCTCGCTCAATTCTTGCATCTCGTCGAACGAGTCTTTGAGCGAGTTGTCGAGTTCCGTTTTCTTCTCGATCATTTCGCGCTGAAAATCGGACCAGGCCTTATAGTCCGGGTCTTCGAGCTGCCGCATGACCGTGTCCTTGGCCGATGTCCCGGAGCCGAGGTCCTGCGGCATGCGCCGGTTGTAATCGGCAATCGCGGCGTCAAACTCATCCTCCACCCACTCTGCCGCCCGGCGCTCGATGTCGTTCAGGCTCTTCATCCACTCGTCGTAGCCCTCGCCCCGGGCCTTCTCGATTTCATAGGGGTCCACGGTGACGCTCGGCGGCGGGGGCGGCGGGGGCAACTTCCCGACGGCGGGCATATTCGGCATGCTTCGGCGCCAGCTATCGCTTTCGTAAAGGGCAAGTTCGCGCTCCAGCTCGCCGAGCCATTTCTTGTGGCTCTCGATCTGCTTCTCGTACGTGTCGCGCCCGAGGACCTTCGCCTGCCATCCTTCCAGCATGCGGTAGTCCTTGGCGATCAACTCGTTAGCCTCGGATATGCTCGCCTGTAACGCCTTGACCCTCGGCATCGCCGTCGAGGCCTCTTGTCCGGCCTTCGACAGAACCGCCGCCGGCACGTTGATCAAGTCGGTGGCGAAGCCCGCCATGAAGCCCACGATCTCGCGCATGGCCGCCCGGAAGCTCGGGTCTTTGATTGTCTCCGTGAGGTTGCGCATGGACTCGGCGGCCTGGTCGAGAAAGTCGCCCTCTGCTATGGCCGCCTTGAGCCCGAACCATGCTTCGTTCCATTTGTTCGTCGCCCGGGTGGCCGCGTCAACTTGCCCGGTGTATCGCTCTTCCAAGAGACGCGCCAGCTTGGGGATCAGGACATCGGAGAGTACTGTGCCGTCCTTGAGCATCTTGTCCAGCTCGCCGGCGGTCACACCCATGGCCTCGGCGGCGAGATTGAATGCGCCCGGCAAGCGCTCGCCAAGTTGCCGCCTCAACTCCTCGGCGCTTACCTTGCCCTTGGACATCATCTGCTGCACGGCATAGAGAGACAGCTTCACGTCTTCGGACGAAAGCCCCAGGGTCGCCGAGGCCTTTACGATGCCCCGGAATGCGTCGCGCACTCCCTGGCCCTCCATCGAAGTGCCCTTCGATGCGGCCAGAACACCCTTGTATGCGTCCTGCAGATCGTAGAAGTTCTGGCCCAGGTCGTCGGATGTCTGCCGCAGGAAGTCGAACTCGGCCCGCATGCCGGCGGCCGACCCGGAGATTTCGGTGAAGGCCTTCTCGGTCCTTGCGATCTGTCGCCCGGCCGCAAAAAGCTCCTGCCCAAAACTCCTGATCTGCTGGACCCCGAGATAGGCGACGGCACCACGGAACACGTTCGAAACGGCCCGCTGCGTGTCCTGCGCATGGCGCGTGGTGATGTTCTTAGCGTCGCGCAGGTCTTTTTCGAGACTGTCCAGTCGCGCCCGTATGCTGACGTATGCTGTTCCGACCTTGGGCACTTTCTGCTTCCCTTCTCTTGGCCACGGCCCGGAGCGAGTTGCTCGTGAGCCATGTCACCCTGTCAGCTACTTCTTCGCGCTCGCTGGCCGGCACGCGGTGTATCCGCATGGCGGCCTCAAGGTCAATCGGCCGGATGCCGTCCGCTGTCGCATACCGCTGGAAGATCGACACGGCCACCACGTTGTCCGCATGCGGTTCCGGGCGGCACTCTGCGCACGGCGTCCCGCCCGCCTTCTTTGCACGGACTTCCTTGCTGTCCCATCCACTCGATCTGTACCATTCCCGGCATTTTTCGCAGTCCTGAAACCCTGTCGGCCGGCCGACCCCCGCGAACCAGTCGGCCAGCTCTTTCAGTTTTTTAGCTCAGCCTCTCGCTTCTTGGCCTCTTGGTCCTCCAGCGCCTTCAGGCACCTGTCCACAAAGTCCATGAAGCCGTCTTCGAGGCACATGATGCGCACATTCGGCGGCGTGCACTTGAGCGCTTCGTCCTTCTCGTTGAAGAAGTTCTCCCAATCCTTAACCGCCGCGATAGTGATCTCGGTCTTGGCGCCGTGGATCCTGATCGACGTCTCGGTCTGTCGGAACTCCTTGACGTGCACAGCCTTAATCTCGCGGGCCTTCTCCATGATGGCTTCCACTTCTGCCCGCTTGAGAAGGCGCACATGCACCCGGCCCCCGAAAGGATCGTCGGGCATTTCGAACCACGCGGATATTTCTCTCGCTATTCTTGGCATCAGGTCGGCCTCCCGGCAGTGGTGTCCGCGCCGGCTTCCCACTGGACATGCGGGAACGGGACAAGCGGCCAAGGCGGCGCCACCCGATCGGGCGCGCCAAAAAGCATGCTGAGCTCTACGTGCAGTTGCCACGCCTCATGCCGCGTCAACTCCACTTCCTTGTCGCCGAACTTGAATATGAGCCTGTCAAGCATCGCTCCTGTGCTCCTGTCGCTCCGGCATGTGAGTGGAACGGCGGGGTCGGGCCGGAGCAAGCCCGACCCCGCCTTGGGCGCCCAACACCCAAAATTACCGCCCGGCATGCAGGGTCACGGTGGCGCCGGTCGCCTCGGCGGCCATCGTGAGCCCAGTCACGGTGATCTGCGAAGCCCCGGCGGCGCTGATCACGCCAATGCCATCGTTGCTGCTGGAGTTCTCGATGATGATCGTCTGCCCGACTTCGAAGTCGCCAAGCCCCGAAGCGCTGTCGCTGATGATTCCGGTAGTGGCGAAGGTCAGCGTCGAGGCCGTGTGGTGCTCGGTGAAGAAAGCCGTGCGCCCGCCGACCGCAAGGCCCGACTGGAACGGGAAAAGACCGTCGGAGTCTGCCGCCGGGAAGTCGTAGGCGCTCACCTGGAAAATCGACGCCGTATCATTGCCGGTGTCCAGGGCCAGGAAATCGCTGGTCAGCATCGACGTGCTGGTCCCGTTGATGTAGACCCGGCAATGCTCCGTCGAGCCCACCTTGCCGAAAGTGCTGTTGTTGTCGAAATAGGTCTTGAGCAGCATTTGGCCGACATCGTTGAAAGCAGCGTTGCCGCCGAACTCCAGGTTCGTGCGGTTCGCCTGCCCGGCGCGCTGCCGACTCGTCTGCCGGAACTCCTTGACCTCGATCATGGTGCGCTGGCCGCCCGGAAGCTTCATGCTGTTCAGGCCCGAGACAATCGCCTGGCCAGTCGCGCCATACCGCAGGACTACCGCCGCATTTGCAGCTTCTTGATATGAGAGTGCCATTTCCCCTACTCCTTACGTTTTTTGAAGTTTTGCCGTGAACTCGGCAGTTGCCTGCCAAAGATTATCCCGCTCGTTCCAGATCGGCCCGGATTGCTGCTCGTAGGCGATCCTCGACCCGTAATGATCCGTGACCGTCGTCAGGCTCGCGTTGTGAAACAGCGTCACGCACTTGTCGAGAAGTGACCAGCATCCTGCGCTCGTGGACGAAAAGACGTTGATCTGCAGCGCAACATCATCGATTCTCTGCCGGAAGCAGTTGTCCGGGCTGATGGTCACAATCTGTATCGTAGCGAAGTCATCCGTCCAGCTTTCGAGCGCCCGGCCCTGGTTCATGCGCCCGGCAGTGGCCGTGTAAAAGGCGTTCGCCGGCGTCGCCGTGTAGTAGGCATAAATCGCCTTCAGTAGATTCTCGCTCAAAAGACGGTCCCCCTGATTTCGCATTCGAGCTTGCGCTTGAGCAGCGCCCGCATGCGGTAGCGATTGCGCCGCAGGGCCTTGCGCAGATAGGCCAGCCCCTCCATCTTCGATGTGCCCAGCTCGACGAAGGATGCATAGAACTTCTTATAGTTGCCACGGCCCTGCGCTTCAACGAGCCAGCCGCCGTCCTTGTACTCGCTGGCCCGGATATCAATCTCGCTCGCCAAGGTGCCGGAAGAATCGGGCGCCATGCGCTCAAGGTTGCGCTTCGCGTCTTCCTCGGTCTGCAGCGCCCCCTCGCGCACGACTTCATCAAGAGCGCGGCGCACCATCGCCGTATAAGGCCGGGCGTCCCAATCAATTTTGACAGTGGCCAGGCTCACGACTTCTCCTCGGCGATGATCTCTATCTCGCGGCCATGATTGCCCAGCGGAGTGATCGCCAGTATCCGCTGGTAGTGCGTCGTTCCGTCATGCGTCCACTTGATCCGCATGGAAGAAACGATCCTCGCGTTGTCGCGCAGATGCCAGCGGTGCAGGGAGTTCTGTCGCACCCGCGCCGCCTCGACACGCTCCGCGCTTTTCACGCCCCACTTTTCGGCCCACACGGTCAGGGTGTCGGACCATGTGATCGTGCCGCCCGCGCCGGTGCCGTCCGAGGCCTCGGCGGCCGTCTGGAATACTATCCTGTGTCTCATCTGCCCAGGTCGAAGCATCAGAACTCGTCCCAAAGCTGTTGGGCGCCCAGCAGGCTCGCTACAGCCCTGTTCGTGCGGTAGTCCATGATCGCATTCGCGAGCACTTGCGCCTCACGGTTCTCATAGTAGTCCAGCGCAATCATCATGATTGCGGTCTTGATGCTCGACGGCACAAGGGCCGCCGTGGTCCACCCGGCGATAAACCGGATCACTACCGGGTTGCTCGGATATTCGGTGAACGTCGGCCACGACTCCCCGTAGGGCAGAACGATTGCCCCGCACTGATCTCCGTTCGTTTCGACAAGATACTCGGTCGTCGCCGTCATCGTCGTTTGTGTGCCGGCGCTGTCGGTATACTTCACATGCGTCACGGACTGAAGATTGCCCAGCGGCAGCTTGATCCGGTCGCTGCCCGGAAAGCCGTCGAGGTAGTAATCCCAGGTCTGCGTCAAGATCGCCCGGCGAGTGATCGCCTCGACCTGTTCGCGGGCGGCCTTGGCAAGCGTGAGCAGCAGGGCCGCTTCCTCCCCGGCGTCATCGTCGGTCAGCCGCGAATGCAACATGAGCTCTTCGATCTTGATCGGCTCTATCGTCGGCGCCGCGTAAAGTTGCAGGTTCAACATGGTCCCTCGCTAAGTCGCCGTTGATGGAATTCGAGTCAGGTTGCGCAGCGGGAAGACCAGCTCCGCGCGCCCGGCCTTGGCCGTCCCGTAGGTCGAAGCATACGTCCACTTGACGCAGAGCCTCCGGCGCACGACCGGGGCCGTCTCGTCTGTCTGCACCGCGAGGTCCGCGCCCTCAAGCTCAATCGTGATCGCGGTGGCGCTGGCCTCGGTTGCGGCATTGCGGCTGTTAATCACGCTGCCGCCATTGTCGGTCAGGGTCCACTCGATAGAACTCGCATCGGGAGTAACGACCGCGCTTGCCTCGTCCCGGAAGGTGACGGTCACCGGGTAGAACCCGCCCTCCATCGCCTCATGGGACGCCGCCGTCAGTATCGTGATCGCCATGCCGGCCTCACTCTCACTTCAAGCTCAAATGCTTGTCGAGCACGTAGGTGAACTGGCACTTCGCGCACCGGAACGATGCCGAATTCTCGACTTCGTCGGTCATCTCCAGCCGCGTGCGGCCCTTGGCCACCAGGCAGTCGTGCCACATCTTGACCTTGGTCTTGTTCGCCATCTCGGCGCACAGAAACCCCTCGATCTTTTCGGCCTTGGCCCAATATACGCCCTTGGTGAGGTATCTCATCTTCTGCTCCTTACGTGATCGAAATTAGCGCGGTGCCGAAGTCAACGATGAACGACTCTCCGGCGCTCAGCGTGACCGAAGTGCCGTAGTCGTAGACCCCCAGCAGTCCGTCGCTCGCTTCATCCTCGTTGTAAATGGCGACGTAGCGGAAAGGACCGATTGCGCTGGCCGCCGTGATCGTTGCGTCCACAGCCGTCATGACTGCCGTGCCGCCGGCCTCGGTCATGTCGTTTTGGATGTCCACCGGGCCGCTGTAACCATTGCCGGTGCTGATCTCTGCCAGGTCAGCCTTCTCCAGGTCGGCCGAAGCGTCGGGCGCCGCGTTCGAAAGGTAGAACTTGAACTGGTGCCCGGCCGCATGGAGCTGGTGCTTGCCTTGGGCAAGCCGCTCCACAAAGTCGTGAAATTTGGTCAGTGCTGCGGTTGCCATCGCTCGATCCTTTCAGTTGACTGAAAATGTTCCTCCAGGAGACTTGATGCCGAAAGAGGCCCCCGGTGATTGCGTTGAAAACGTCGCCCCGCTCACCTGGATGGTAAATGCCGCCGTGACCAGTCTCGGCACGCCGGCCGCCCCGGAATAACTCAGGGTCACGGTGGCGCCGGTGATCGTGATTATCCCGGCAGAAGCAAGCAGCTGGAGCCCGCGCACATACTCCAGATCGACATCCTCTCCGGTGATCGTGTAGGATGCCGAGGCGGCCTGCACCATCCGCTTGAAAAATAGCGCCGCGTCCGCGCCTGTAAGGGCGTAGGTGCCCTGCGACGCGCTCAATATCCGGTGCGCTGAAAGATCGGCCGCGTCCGCAGATATGGTCACCGTTCCCGGTTCGGCGGTCATGATCTTCCCGCGAGCCAGCAGTACGTCGGCGCCGGTAATCGCGTAAGCGCCCGGAGAGGCCGCCATCGTCCGCCTCGCCGCAAGATCGGCGGCATACGCCGTGATCGTGATTTGCCCGGCCCCCGCCTCAAGGGTCACCAAAGAAATACGCGAAAGCGTCGCGTCAAAGCCTGTAATGGCATAGGTGCCGACACCGGGCGATATTTGGCGCATGGCCTTGAGCGTCGCCGATACGCCCGAGACCGCAAGCGTCCCCGGGCTCGCGCTCAACGTATAGGTTGTGCTGCCGGCAGTATCATCGGGCACCAAGCCGGCGCTGATATAGTACGAGTTCGCCGTCGCCCCGGTAGAATTGTCTATCGGGACTATGCCAGCTGGTATATAATATTGATTCGCCACGTCAGCTCGTCGGGATTGCTATCGCGGTTCGGCGCGATGAGGCATCAGACCGCAGGTTGTAATCTTCACTTCCTTCGGTAAGCGACGTATAACCTTGATTTGTGTTGCTCTGATCTTCGACGTTGGATGATGTCGGGCTACCTGAACCTGCCGTATAAGATGTTGACAGAGGAATGTTATAATGCAAAGTTGCATTTTGGATGTTGTCACCGTCATTGTTCTCAAAGTAACAATACCCGGTTATCAACGGTTCTGATCCGGCATTGATTCCGATATCTCCGGCTCCCGATTGGTTTGTTACGCGACACCCGAAAACAAGCGGCGCGTTTAATAAGGTGCCAGCAGATATTAAGATCCCGTCATCACCATTATTGTCTACGACACAATTCATGATTCTGCCGGGATAAGCTGCTGTGCCGGGGTTAATACCATCATCAGTATTGTCATACGATAAGCATCCAAACATTAAACCATCTGTAAAGGTATAAAATCCAATTCCCGCATTGTCACGACTACAACAGAACAACATGGCGCATGCATACAACAACGAACTAAAGCCATGTAGCCCATTGCTATAGGCAACACATCGGTAAAACAGCGTCCTGTCAAATCTGCCGGTAAACCCATATCGGCCGCATGTATTGGCACAACAATTAATGAACACGCATCCATCTGCCGTGTTCACAGAAGTATAGAAACCGTCATAACTTCCAGAAGCGGTATTCTTGACTTCAAGGTTTTCTACCCACCATAGATCGCTCCCATTCCAATCTATGCAATGGATACCGTTGCCCCCAGCGTTAACGACATACCTTGTGCCGTCAACATCGCCCGAGGCATTACAGCCGATAAGCTTAATAAACCCGCCTGCGTTCGTTCCAGAACCAGCGACATCAAGCTCTGCCGCAATTGTTTCCGTGCCCCTTGCGTAAATAATATCGCCAGCAGACGGTGGCAGTGCGAAAATTGTTGATAAAGATGATGCGGCTTTTGCCCACGTGTCATATGGTGCCGTTCTCGACCCGGCACTGGGGTCAACATAATAAGTAGACATTATACTGCCGCCTTGTCGGCATAATGGTAAATTGTGCCGACTACAACACCGTCAATCGTGATCGTATCTATTGCCGTGACATGTTCGCAATTATCCACACAAGCAGGCAGGGCAAAGCGTTCAATCCATGTCGGATGAATATGGGAACAGTGAGAGATATGACTGGGCGAACGCCCAATGAATGTTGAGTCTGCTGGCACATCGCAATTGGTCAGGTTGCAATTGATGAAAGTCAGTCCGCTCTTCCCGGACAGAATCGCCGTATGCGGATACAACTGTACAAAGTTGTCCCCTGTAAACGTGTGCCCGTTTTCCACATCGGGTATCGGCCTTACGCCAAGGGAATAGTTAGCCATTATCCACCCCCTGGTCGAAGAAGTTGTCGCGCAGGTAACGGTAAGTGTTCCAGGCCAGCGTCATTATCGGGTCCTTGCCCGAAGTAATCCACAACCGCTTCTGATCATAGGTCAGCCTGCCCCAGATCGGCTTGCGCTGGTCCATCCAGCTTCGCAGGGTGGCAATGCGCGGCGCAATCTTGTCATACTCTGACTGCTGGTTTGTCAGGTTGAGGTCCATTTAAGCCCGCTTCCTCTGGTAGTTGCGCGAAGCATTCTCCGGTGCCTCTTTCACCGCCGTTTCGACTGTGGCCTCGCGCACGAACTTTTTCATGCCGCCGACCACGCCGGCCTGCTCGAGCAGTCGGGCGTCTTCCTCGGTCACGATGATGCTGTCGCCCTGCCTGTAGGGCCGGCCGTCACGCTCCGGCCAGCTTATGCCGTTGAGCACCACGCCCTTGTAAAAAACGGTTCCCATCACGACCCCCTTTTCTGATACATCAGATCGTCTCCCAGGTTCGCCCAAATCTTTGCGATTTCGGATACCACCTGTTCGCCGCCGATGTATTGATTGATGGCCGCCTCGTCTGCCTTGTGGCGCTGCTCAAGCTGCATGCGTTTGATCTTCATGTCCTTCTTGACGCGCTCGATCTTCTCCCGCCACACATCCTGCTGTTTTTCTTCGAACCCGTAGATGAACCTGGTCTTGAGCAGGTCGGCCGCCGATGGGATGTAAACCCCGATGCCCATGCCGGCCGCTACGCCGAGCCAGAACTCGCACGAGGGCCGCTGGCTCTCGTACTCTGTGCCCACAGCCATGTCCACGCCGTAGACGTGAATCTCCTTGAACCCGAGGCAGATCGCCAGCACGATCTCATAGGTAATGCTGTTCGTGAGGTATCGGCAGATATCGTGCCTGATGCCCCGCGCGGCGAAGAAGTTGACCACGTCGTCCAGCGGATACGGGATCGACATCGGGATCAGGTTCGGCCAATGCTTCTGCATGTAGACCGTGCACCCAACCTTGGCGATGCCCTGCATGTATTCGAGGATAGGCTGGCCCCGAAAATCCTCGGCGCCGCGCCGCACGAATTTGCCGTTGCGCCTCGGGTCTTGCCATATGTTGTGGATTTCAAACCAGCGGTCGTAGTGCTGGCCCTTGAGCGGGATGCCGTAGAGGTTGTTTACTCCCCAAAACTCTGCGGTTTCATCGTCCCACGGAACAATGTCCTTGGTGCCTGCGCACCCGACGATGATGCATCGGTCCTTCTCTCGGATGGGGTATTGCAGAACGATTTCGCCATCGGTGCCGTCTTCGAACTTTGCCGGTACGCTCTTTGCCTCGTGTTTCATCTTTTCGCTCCGTTTCGCTCCGTTGGCATGCCAGGGAGAGCGGGCTCCGATTCCGCTCTCCCGGCATGGATTACTTGCTCGTGGACTGATTGATCGACTTGCTGTAAGTCACCGGGACCACAGGGCCGATCTCCTTTTGCCGCACCACATGCACCGTATACGGGTTGGCGTGCTCGGTGGAGTAAACGCCTACCGCAAGGTGCGTTTTGCCGTCGGCCATGAACTGCTGCTCAACACCAATATGGGCGATGAACACGCCGCCGACCCCGATGCGCGAGCTGCCCGTTGTGCCAATGGCGAGCAGGTGCGTGCCGTCGGGATCCTTGGGAATGATGCGCGCCCATGCCCCGGCCATTGTGGCCGCCTGCCAATTGGCGGTAATGGCCGTCGAAGTGTTGTTCGTGCCGTTGAACATGGTGACGAATGCTTCCATGGCCACGGTGGCCGCTGCACCAGAGGCGCAGGTATACTGATTGCCGGCCGCCGTAGCGGTGGCGCAGGTGTAGGTGTAGCCGTTGATCACGAGATCGAGCGGAGCCGCGCTGGTCATCGTAGACCAGTTGATTCGGCCTTCCCTCATCTTCACGGCCGTGCCCACGCCGGTCGCAGAGTTCTTCCCGACGACAGCGGTAGCCGAGGAAATGCCCGTAGCACCGCCGCCGGTGGAATTGCTCGCCTGAATGACCCGGCAGGTGAACATCTGGAAGTCGGTCGCCCCAAGCGCCCCGGAAGCGGGCAGTTGCACCAGGCCGGACACATAGAAGTCTGCCCGGCGGTAGCCCTGCATGCCGTAGTACGGCGTGACCTGTTCTGCGGTCGCGCCGGTACTGAACATGGCGATCTGGACGTTGTTTCGTTCCTGGAATTCCATCGCTGCACCCCCCTTTCGTTAGGTCGTGCAGTTGACGACGGCGCCCGGGAAAGCATCCTTGCCGCTCGGGTATCGGACCATGCTGACGGCCCGCACCACGACGCCGGACGATTCCCCGCAGATGACGCCGATATACTTCGGCGTGTTGGTGGAGAGCTTGCTGCCCTGGACGTTGATCTTGCCCTGCGCGTAGCCCGGATAAGCAACCATTGTCGCAGCTGCGGCCGTGGTCACGATGGTCAGGCCGGTGCCGAGGTCGTCGTCGGGCCGCAGGCTCACGATGGCGCTCGCGATGTCGTTCGCAATCGCCTCGTAATGCGGCAGCTTGGGATAGCTGTTGCTGTTGCCGTTGATGGCCGAGGCCAGGGCGGCCGCCAGGTTCGCGGCGTCGGCATAGGCCGTAGCCACTCCATAGCTCAAGCCGTTGATGGTCACGGACATCGCCGTAGTAAAGGCAGAGGTCATCTGCAGCATGCTCAAGGCCCCGCCGCGCACGACCGCCACGGTGGCCGGCCCGAGAGTCAGGGTGGCCCCGCTGATCGCGCTGCCCGCAGCGCTGGCCGCAGTCGCCTCGACCACGGTGAACTCGATGGCGTTGCCGGCGTCGGTCGCCGAAAGATCGGCAATCGTGCTCGCGGCAGACAGACCATCGGTGGAGACAAAGCCGGCCTGCACCAGGATGGAGAAGTCGCCGCCGCCGCCCTTGTCGAAGCGGATTTTCTGCGACGTGGACGCCACGGTGGCCTGGCCCAGGTGCAGAGGATCGATTCGGATGTTGTCGAGCGGATACATAGTATTAATCCCCTCCTTTCAGGGCTTAGTTCAGGATCACGAACGGGCTCACCGTGTTGCTGGTCGAGCCCTCAAGACCGATCGGTTCAGTCAGCCAGGGATGCGCGTCCACGTTCCAAACGATCTTGAACACGACTTTGTTGGACAGGAACAGGATATGTTCGCTGCTGGCGGCGAACGGCCCGGAACCGTCCTTGATAAGGTAGTAGGCCAGGTTGACCAGGGAGAGGTCGCCCTTGGTCCCGAGGGCCGGCAGGCGGTCCGCGAAGACCACCGGGATGCCCAGCAGGGTAGAGGGCAGAGGGCCGGCGCCGGCGTTGTTCGCCGGACCGGAGCCGCCCAGCCAAATGGCGTGCGAGCCGGCATCGACCATCGCCGCAAGTTGCGGAATGACGGTCTGCGAAGCCAGCCACACATAGGAGCCGCCGCCGCGCATGAGCATGCGGGCCAGCATGTTGTAGACGTCGGCGAAGGCGATTGCGTTCGCGCCGGCGCGGTTGTAGCTGATGGCCGCCGAAGTGTTCAGAAATCCGAGGGCCTTGTTGACGCCGTTGCCCCGCATGAAGTCGTAGTCTTCCTGCCCGACCACGGCCGCCGAAAGCTGCCGGGTCACGAAGGCCCCTGCCGCCGCCCAGTTGTTGAGCAGCTTGTTCGTTACCACGATGTAAGCGCTGATCTCCTTGGGCTCCAGGGAAACCTCACGCAGGCGGGCGGTAGTCTCGGTCATGGTCACGCCCTCACCGGTGTGCACCACGGTCACGCCGCCGTAGATGTTCTGCGCGCTGGTCTGGTCCAGGGCCGGGAAGGTCAGCTTGGCATCGGGCGGGCTCCCGGCGGGAATGACTGCCGCCCTCGGCCGGATGATGGCTTCCTGCGCCTGCACCTGCCGGATGGTCGCGTCGAACTGCTCGGGCAGAGCATAGCCGCCGGTGGCCCCGGTGCCCATCGTCTGCTCCCGCTGCTCCCGCAGCGCTTCCAGGCGGGCGTCGCGCACGCCGTCACTCTTGAGCCGGGCAAGGGCGTGCAGAAATTCGCCGACGTTGCGGAACTCCTTCTCCGGGTCCACGTCCTGAGTGTCGTCGCCCTTGTCCTTGGCCACCTTGATCACGGTGCGGGCGTTCCGGGCCTGGAGTTCTTTTTCCGCCAGCTTGCGGCGCCGCTCGGCATCGGCCTCGGCGTCAAGGATGTCCTTTTCGAGCTGGTCAACCTCGGCCTCGACCTTGCGATACTCGGCGTCTTCTTCGGCGGTCATGGCGCGTTTTTCGCCGTCGGCCTTGTCCAGCATGGCGCGGAGCTGCGCCAGCAGTTCGGCCTTTTTCCGTTTCATTTCAATGATCTTTTCCATGTTCAGATTCTCCTTTTGAGAAGGTGTTTTCGCCGAGCGGATGTCTCGCTTGCGTTGCCCTCTTGCTCAACTGCCGGCGCGTGTTCCGATTCTTCCGGCACCGTACCGGTGCCGCTGACTCGCACAAATGCCTCGTGTGACCGCATGGCGATGTCGGTGCCCTCGTACGCCGGGAAAGTCACCGGCGAAACGTCCCAAAGCTTCGCCCTCTTGATCTTGCGCAGATCGAGCATGCCCTTCTGCCCGCGCTGCCATTCGATGTCATCCGACGACTCGATCTCGAACCCGAATGACATCTGGCTGATGTCTCCGCGCTCGATGGAGACCGCCAGGTCTCGAGCAAATTGCGTGTCGGGCGGGTCGATCTCCACACGCAAGCCCTTTTCGTCTTCGGTCAGGGTCAGTGTCCCGGACTTGTTGCGGCCCATGATATAGTCCGGGTTGTGGTTGAACAGGGCCCGCACATCATCCTGGCCGATGGATTCCGTGAAAGCACCCGGCAGAATCATCTCCCTGAACCAGCCGCCGATGTCGGTCTCCTGGTTGAAGACGGCGGCGTGTCCGACCATCTTGCGGTTGTCCTCGGACATCCTGATTTCACAGGGAAACGACCGGCTCTCTTTATTCTTGTTCGCCATTGTCTGGCTCCGATCCGGCCGGTTCCACCGGCTGAGTGCCGGCCTCGATGAAGTTCATGGGCTGAATGAAAATCTGCCCCTTGTCTTCGGGCAGCGGCGTCATGTCTTCGAGCGCCCGCACATCGTCCGCGCACAACCACCCGCCCTCGCGGCCGATCCGGTAGCCGTCCATGCGCGTCTTGAAATCGCCCCGCAGCAGGCCGTTGACGTTGATCTTGACGTAGTAGCCGCGCCGGCGCTCGCTCTCGGTCAATAGCGCCACGTTCGCAGACTGCTCGATGCGCGCCACAATCGGAGATATGGTGTGCACCACGAACGAAAGCATGAACTGCTCTGCGCTCGCATAGGTCGATACCTTGTCGGGCTCCTGCAGCAGAATCAGCGGCACTTTGAACCAGCGGGCAATGTCGCGCACGGAGGCATTCGAAAGCTCAAGGAATTGTGCGTCCTTGTTGCTGATGCCGACGTTGTTCCACTTCATGCCCTCTTCCAGCACCAGGGCCGTGTGCCGCCTTGACGATGCGTATTCCTGGATGCCGTCGCGCAGGTTGGCGCGGCCCTTCGGGCCGAGCGCTTTCGGCGACTCGATGATCGCTCCCGGGACCGCCTTGCGGCCGAAGAACTCGCCCTGGAAGTCTGCCAGGCCCTTTGCGAGCCCCATCGATTCGCGGGCGTTGCTGATGGTCGATAGCCCGGTCAGCCCTGTCGTGGTGAAACCCTTGACGTGCCAGATTTCGCTCGCGGAATACGTCCTGCGCGGATTACCGAGCTCGTCTTCGTTGCCGCCGCACTGATAGTCGTACCAAACCTCGCCGTTTACGCGCTGCACCTGCATGTAGGTCGGGTTCATCGGGCAGAGACCGACGATCCGGCCGGAACCGTCCACTTCCTTGCGGCTGTACCAGTTGCCCCGCAGCTTAAGGTGCCCGATGCCCATCTCTCGGGCCTCGAAGCTCGTCTGCTGCGCGTTGAACTGGTCATGCAGGACGGAATAAAGCGGGTGCGCGTCTGCCGGCTTGTTGCCCCCGGTCGGGAGCCGCTTGCAGACCATCATCGGCAGCGAGGCTATCGTCTCGGCGAGGATCGTGACGCAGGCGTAGACGGATGAAATCTTGAGCGCGGTGTCCGGAGTGATATAGACGCCGGCAGCGGTGCCGTAGCCGGTCCGCTCCAGCGCGGTCCCGATCCACATATTAGGATCGTTCACGCCTCCGGAACGCCCCTCACGAGCACCGAATAGAAATGACATGAGCCGTCCCATTGAGAGGATTCTCAACGAAACGGCCCGAAAGTCAACCCACTGAAGAAATTTAGGAAAATTAAGAAGAAACTACTTAGGGAACCGGACTGCTTTTACCGCGTCCTTTCTTATGCGCACCGAGCCCATGATCTTGAAGAAGCCGATCTTGCCCTGATAACACCAGGTGTAGATCGTCTTCGGGGCCACCTGCAGGATGTGCGCCGTCTCCTTGACGGTAAGGCTGTCCGTAGGGGTCAAGGATGTTGACGTTGCATCGTCTGTCATTTCAACTCCTTGTGAAGACAATGTTCTCAACATTGATGCCCTCTTTCGCCCGGCGGTCGCGGCTGTGCGGCCCCATCATGTTGAAGCGGTTATTCGTAGAGAATCCATTGCTCTCGAGCGCCGCCGTTATCTCCCGACGGTCTTCAGGCGTCGTTTCCACCAGGACCGACTTCAGCCGGCGGTCTCGCAAGAGGGATCCCATGCCGTATACCACCGCGAGCTCCTGGCCGTCGATGTCGATCTTCACGTGGTTCGGCGTTGGGAAGTCGAACGAGTAGACCACCAGCTCGTCGAGTCGCCTGGCGAATTCGATCCCCGACTCATCCTTCACGACCTGCCCGCCGGATGATCCTGTCTCTGCGCCCGCCGGCCGCGAGAAGACAGCGCGGCCGTACTGGTCGGAAATCATGTAGTTGTGCGCCTTGAGGCGGTCGCCGAAGCCGTTGAGCATGCCGTTGAGCACCAGCCTGCCGTAGTTGTGCTCGTCCGCCTCGAACGCCACTACTACGCTGTTCGGATGTTTCTTCGCGCAGTAGAGGCTATAAATGCCGATATTCGCCCCGACATCGAAGAACACGTCACCGTCGTCGAACCAGTCGATCCAGGCGATTGTCTCCGGCTCCTTGGTCGCCCAGGTGCGGGCGCGGTATCTTTCCATTTCGGTTTCAGTCATCATTTCAAACGGCGGGCGTGTCTCAACGTCCATAGTACGGCTCCCTTTCGATGAAGTTAGGTTCCTCGATCCCGGTCCGCACCATCAGCCGCGCCATGTTCCAGTCGCGCATCGTGTTGATATCGAAGTCCTCGGGGTATGCCGTGAAATAGGGCTGATATCGCATCCTGGCCAATGGCGCCGATGTGCTATTGAGCGGCATACCGTGGCCGTAGGCGCTGACCCTGAACTCGATGCACCCATTCTGCACGTACAGCGGCGGGAACGTGGACGACTGGCAAAGATGATGCTCGCCGCACATGAACGGATACATGATCGGCCGTTCTTCGTCGCCGATCATCTTCCACATCTTCTCCGGGCGCTCTGTCACTTCCCGAACACTTTTCATGTGGCTCTCTTTGTCCCATGCCTCATAGGCATCCCGGATCGTGCGCGCTGTACGAAAAGGGTTCGTTGGCCGAAGGATTGCGTACCGCTCGCACGGAGCCACAGACAGGGCGTGATCGATCCATTCCTGGTCGGGCGAAACGGCCGTTGCGAATTCGACCGGCCGCCTGATGAATTTGGCCCCGTAG